CGCCGACGACTTGAGGACGCCTAAATGCCGGCCGGAACAGATCCGCAGGACATATATTCGAACGGCCGCTGGTTCAGCCGCAGCGGGCAGCCGATTCTGCCGACTATTCTGGCGGCTACCGGTTTAGCGGTCATTCTGCCGAGCGACGGCACGATTGCGACCAACGGCACGCTGACGCTGACGACTGCGCTGCCGACGACTTACGCGCAGGCGTGGTGCTTTTTCCCTGCGGGCGCCGTGTCGGGAGACGCCACGGGCGGCCTTTACTACTGCGTTTTTTCAAGCACCACGCAGGCGACCGTTTACGCCGGAAAGCAGGGCGGAGCTACTGGCGCAACGTCAGCGTTTATTCCATTCGTCCCCACCAGTCTTGTTGCCGTTACGGGAAGCAACGCGGCTTATGTTCAGACGCTGGCGACCGAGATTGCGCTGGCAAACCTCACAATCCCGGCTGGCGCATTGGGGCCCAATGGCGCGTTGCGCGTGGAGCATTCCGCGTCGTTTGCTTCGTCAGCTGGGACGAAGGCGCTCAGAACACGTTTGGGCGGCAGTTCTGCTGCGGGCGTTAGCGGTGCGTTCTCGGATCTGAGCGGCAATTTCGGTTGCTATATCGCCAACCGAAACAACCAAGCGTTACAGGTCTGCATTAACAGCGGTGGCGTGTATCAACCATATGGGCGAGGCGCAGTCAATGCCACTTACATGACTGTAAACACGGCAAACCAAACCGCGCTTACGTTAATGCACCAAATCGGATTAGCAACCGATTACTCCATTCTGGAGTCAGCGCTTGTAAACCTGTACCCCGCCTAATGGACGCCGCCAGCCTCGAAAAAGTCACCGACCTCGGCACGTCGCCGCAGGCGGTGGCGCGCCGCTGGAAGCTCGAGCTGAAGCTGGCTTCCAAGCGCGAGGAGGCTTGGCGCAAAAAGGCGCGCGACATTTGCAAGCTGTACACGCCGGACAACCCGATGGCGTCGAGCTTCAACATTCTGTGGACGAACACCGAAACCCTGCGCCAGGCCTGCTACAACAGCCTGCCGCAGCCGAAGGTTCGCCGTCGATACAACGACGAAGACCCGTTGGGCAAGGCGGTCAGCGACGTGCTGACGCGCGCGCTGGAGTTCTGCCAAGACGCCTACGACTTCGACTCTGTGTTGAAGGGCGACGTGCTGGCCATGTTGCTGCCCGGCCGCGCGGTGTCTCGCGTGCGCTACGTTCCCAGCCTCCGGCAGGTGGGCGTGACCGAAGACACGCACCTCGAGGAGAACGAAGAGCCGACGCATGAGGCCCAAGAGGGCGCTTACGAGGAGATCGACTGGGAGCAGGTCGTCGTCGAGCGCGTGCAGTGGGACGACTTTCGCCTGAGCGCCGCCCGCTGCTGGGACGACGTGTGCTGGGTGGCGTTTCGGCACCACCTGAACCGCGAAGATCTGATCGAAAAGTTCGGCAACGAGATCGGCAACGCGGTCCCGCTGGACTCCGTGGCCGACGAAGACGTGAAGGCGCAAGCCGACATGGAAATGCTGTTCAAAACCGCCGAGGTCTGGGAGATCTGGGACAAGGACGAACAGCAGGTCGTGTGGATTGCCACCGGCTACCCGAAGCCTGTGAAGACGCAGGCAGATCCGCTGAAGCTGCAGGGCTTCTTCCCGTGCCCGCGCCCGCTGTACGCCATCGAGCAGCACGACACGTTGGTGCCCGCGGCCCTGTTCAGCCAGTACGAGCAGCAGGCGAAAGAGCTCAACAAGATTTCGCGCCGGATTAACGGCATTGTCGAGGCCCTCCGTGTTCGAGGCATTTACGACGCCACGCTGACCGAGCTCGGCGAGCTCATGAAGGCCGGCGACAACGAGCTGGTGCCGGCGGCCAACGTCACTGCGCTGCTCGAGCGTGGCGGGCTGGAAAAGGCGATCTGGATGCTGCCCATGGAAACGGCAGCGTTTGTGTTGAAGGAACTCTACGCGCAGCGCGAGGCGACGAAGCAGGTGATTTACGAGATCACCGGGATCGCCGACATCATGCGGTCCGCGAGCGATCCGGCCGAGACGTTCGGCGCGCAGAAGATCAAGACGCAATGGGGCACGCAGCGCCTGCAGCGCCTGCAGCGCGAAGTCCAGCGCTACATTCGCGACATTGTGCGGATCAAGGCTGAGATCATCAGCGAAAAGTTCCAGCCCGAGACGCTGGAGAAAATGACGCTGGTCAACATGCCGCACGACGCGGAGGTGAGGGCCGAGCTGCAGCAGCAACTCCAGCAGTGGCAGCAGGCCGCCATGCAGGCCGCGCAGCAGGGCCAGCCGCCGCCGGCGCCCCCGCAGCCGCCGCAGGTGATGACGTGGGAAACCT